CTCCATGTATGCGTTACCAAAAGTGTAGTAATCGTCAGCTAATTTTTTAAATACATCTCTTAATGATTCGTGGTCAGCGTTTACATCTTCTATAAACTCTCTTAAACTATCATTATCACAAACAAATTTAGCTCCACTTGTAAATACAGTTTTTTGAGCTAAAACACTTCTGTGAGTAGATGATTTTCTTTTTAATTCAGCTAGGTATTGAGGAAACAAATTGTCATCTCCAAAAGGTATCCAATCTGTTTGAATATTGTGTAAGTTTTTAGGCTCTTTAATACTTGGTGGTACTGTTAAATCAAATACCCCAAACTCAAACGTATTATTCTTCTTTTGAGTCTTTCTTGTTGTCGCTACCTTTTTTGCTGACTTTACTGTCGCTTTTTTCATATGATTTATTGATTTTGTCAATTTTTTCTACATAATGAGAACCATTTTTTGCTTCTTCATACACCCAAGCAAGAGTTTCATCAGTAGCGTCCTCCCAACGTACTCTAACATTGCCAAAGTAAGTTGCTGTATTTTTAAATTCTTTTTTTACTTTATAATTTGCCATTTTTGTATATATTTTTAGATGTGGTAAATCTACCACATTTTTTTTACTATTACAATCGCACATAAAAAAGATATTAGCAAGGGGTGTTTATAACCCCTCGCTATTATCAAAATCAATTATGAAGTTGTAGCTGTAACATCTCCTGCAACAACTGTAATAGCTCCTGAATACTCAAGAGGTAATTCAAATTGTCTTGCAGTTAAAACTACAGTTACACCATTATCATCTGCATATGCAGCTCCTGAACCTCCTTCTATTGAAGTAAGGTTAGCGTAAGTTTGGTTTCTAACCCAAGGAGTTGAGCCTTGTGATAGTTGCTCATACTTGTATGAGAATCCTACCAAAAACATTTTACCTGAGTTTAACTCTACTAACGCAACAGGACACGCACTTTCTAAGTTTGTTAGCTCGTGAAATCTAGCTCCGTCAATATCAGGAATGTAAAAAGATAAAGCACACTCATATGAAGTGCTTCCTCCTTCTTTAGCTCCTGTTATTGTTAAAGAGGCAGTTTCGTGCTTAAACTCAAATCTAGCCCACGCACTTGTAGCTGTGATGCTTGTTACTGTGTGGTCTGCAGCCAATGTAGTAGGAGTAACAGTTGCTATGTTACTTAAATCTGTTAAAAGTATTTGTCTTATACCACCTACTGCATTTAAATCTGCACATTCCACTAAAAGTCCACTATCTATTGCCATTTTATTCTATTTTTTTAAGGTTATTAATTAATTACGATGTAAGTGTTGCTCCATATACTAAATTAGTCCAACCATATTGGAAGCCCATAGTAAAGTAAGAACGAACATACATATTGTCAGACACCTCATCATAGAACATTTTTAACTCATTTTCAGGTGCATTAACATCTGTTCCGATAAATAAACTATCTACTGCTGCATAAATTACACCATTCATTGAAGAAAAACCTGCTGCTGCAGAATCAGTTACATCAAAAATATCAGGTCTGTCTGCTCCTGTTCTTGCAGTTAAAGCTTCGTCCCAAACATACATAGGAACTAATTCAATTCCTCTAAAGAATAATCTACCTTTACCTGTTTGTGCTTCTGAGTGTCCGTAATCAACTGCTCCATTTGTTGCTACTGCTGTTAAACTAGCATACCAAGCATTGTAAATGTTTGGAGTTACAAACATTCTTTTCTTACTTGCATCTACTTGTTGTAATTCAGCAGGTGCACCTTCAAAAGCTTGTCCTAATACTATTGCTGCGTCTGCTGCAGGTATTCTTGCTCCTACTACATTGTAGTCTGCTGCTACACCACCACCTGTTACTCTTTGTAAAGAACCTGCGTTAGCGAAATTAGCATCTGCTCCTAATTTATTCCAAAGCCCTTCTCCCATTGATTCGTAAGAACAATCTGCTACTGCAGCTCCACCTGTAGCAAAACCTGCCCAAATGTTTCTGCTCATATCATTCATTATACCATTTCTTACTCGGTTAATGATAACATCTGCTAATTGTGTTCCTGATAAATCAGGCATATTAATACCATTTTTGTAAGACTCTACAATTACTTCTGATTTGAACTCGTCCCAACATTGTTGTTGTTTAACAGAAACATTCATTGTTTCTATTGTTTTTTGAGTTACTTGAAATGTGTTACCTGTACAAGTGTTTGTTGCTGTACAACCTGTGTTTAATGCTGTAATTCCTTTTAAAGAAGGAGCCATCATTATGTTTTGCTTATATTTCACAGTTGGATATATAGTGTAATTACGCTTAATATCATCTGAGTGAAACATAGGTTCTAACAAGATTTTAGATGCGTATGTGCCAATATAAGCACCACCTAAACCATTATCTGCTATATCATTTACTGCCATTTTTTTTACTTTTTAAATTATTATTAAACTTTTAACTTTGTTGCTATTTTATTCCAAAACGCAACATCTTTGCTCTCTACTTTATTTTCTACTACTGCAGGGTCTCCGTCTGTAGAGATTTCAGTTCCCTTTGCATCTGCTTTACTTAATAAAGCATTAAGTCTTTCTACTTCCTCAGTAAGAGTTGCTTTTTCTCCTTCTAATTCTGCGATTGACCCATTAAGCTCAGTTACTTTAGTTTCAAAATCTACAAGCTTATTTAAAACTTGTGCTTCGTCAGCTATAGTAATCTCAACCTCCTTGTTTGTATCAACATCTTCATTTTCAGATTTTTCGCTTTTAACTCTTGCGATAATATCATCAACTTTGTTGTTGAACCAATTTTTTAATTCATCAGTCATTTTTTTACTTTTTAAATTAACATTCAACTTATTTACAATTTCTTCGTTTGTAATATTTTTAAACTTAGAAACATCATATTTGGCAGCTACTTTAATAGCGTCCGAGATAGAGTCTACAAAACCTAGTTCTAATGCTTCGTCAGCATTTAACCAAGTTTCTTCGTCCATCATATCTTTAACCTTATCATAAGGTAATTTGGTTTTCTTAACATAGATGTCAGCAATCTCATTACTTATTTTTTCTAAAAGATTTGCTGTTTTTCTCATCTCACTTGCTTCTCCCATAGCTCCACCCCAAGCGTTGTGTATCATAAAAAGAGAATTTTCAGCCATTACGACATTATCTGCAGCTAAAGCAATAACACTACCCATACTTGCAGCAATACCCTCTATATAAACTGTAGTTTCTGCAGTTCTTTTTTTAATAACATTATAAATAGCCATTCCATCAAAGACATCTCCACCAACACAGTTAATATGAAGATTCATAGGCTTCTTTCTGTATGCTTTTATCTCCTCTATAAAAGATTGTGCATTAACACCATAAGAACCTATTTCATCAAAAATATAAACATCTACAATACTTGTAGATGCCATATTATTTATATTATACCATTTTTCCATAAACGCAAAAATATTTTAAAGATTTTGTTATTTTACGCAGTTTTTGGAAAAAACTTTAATAGGTAATATTGTAATTAGCGTTTTCTTTAACTCTTTCTTTGTAAACTATGCTTTGTGCTTGTCTTTCAGAAATATCATATTTTATTGATAAGTCCATAAAAGTATGTGTTCTATTGCCCTCGTTAAACCTTAACATAGTGTCAAAATCGTGAATTATCATATAGTTTCTTAATCTTTTAGGCTCTACTATACCTCTTTCTGTAAGGTGTCTTAAAATATCAATTATTGTTGGCTCGTGCCATCTTTTTAAAATTTCTTTTTCTGCTACCTTGATGTATTCGTAAACTATATCTATTTTATTTTTTCTTGACATTAGATTTATTTTCTTGTTTAGGTTTTTTTGTTTTTACACTTTTAGCAACCTCCACAACTTCAGGAGCTTTTCTTAAAGAAATAATATAGTCAGCTACATTATGAAAAAATTTACAAACAGCTTTCCTACACCCATTACAATGTTTAGATTGTTTTTGTTGAGGAAAATGTTCGTGCCATAAATTGAAGAAATAATTTAAAGCGTTAGTGTGATATGTATTACCTGCCATTGATTTTTTGTTTTGCTTGGCTAATTCTACAATTTTATCCTGTTTTGCGTCAGAATAGTTTTTAATTATTGATTCTAAGTCCATATATATAAAGTTTGGTTATTATTCTTTCCATTTTCCTATAGGACATTCGCCAAAGTATTCTTTTGTTAAAGAAGCTTTAGCGTCTAAAAAACAACTACACTTTCCACATCTTGCACCTAATGTCCATTTTGGTATTTTTAACATTAACAAGTTTCTGTAAAAATCGCATTTTTTACAAGTATCTATTCTGTCTTTTTTTATTTTTTTACTAACAAACATATGTTTACTTTTTAAATTATTAAATTGTTGCTTGTGATTCTAACACATTTACTGTTCTTTGACTTTGTGTTATATCAGATTCTACTACTACTACTTTTTGCATACCTGAGCCACCTACCGCTCTAGTAAATTGTTGATTTGCAAATTGAGGTAAATTCATAAGACCTCCATCGGCAAACTTGACACCACCACCTGCTTGATTTATAGCTGATAATTGGTCTCTATACATAGCTGTACTTCTTTTGTTTATTACAGCTTCTCCTCCTTCTAATTCCACTACTCTGCCACCAACAGCAAATTTCTCCCCTCCCTGTGCGTGAGACCTTCCTTGAACCATTCCACCATCTGCAAACTTTTTAATTACACCACCTTTGCCAAACTCATCTACAATACCACCTTTTTCAAACATTTTCATAATTTTTGATAATAGAGCTATTGTAGCAATAACAGCAATTATATTTAAAGGAAATTGCAATTTAGCTTGTGATGCAGCTCCTGACGCTACTTTCGGCCCAATACTCATCATTTCTGCAGCAGTATTTGCATATATTAAAGGAGTCTGACTAGCTACTACTGAAGATTCTGCAACTTCTGACTTTGTTTTTAAAAGAGTAGCTATAGTTTGTTTTCCGTCTGCAATAGTCTGTAGATTAGTTTGTAATGTTTGTATAGCTTGTATTGTATTAGCTATTTGATTAATTTTATTACCTGCTTCTTTTACTGCATTTAATTTTTCATTATCCCCTGCTAACTTTGTCAAAGCACTTCCAACACCACCCATAGCAGAAACCTGCTCGTTGAAATTTTTCATCTGTTGTTCATGCTTTTTTCTGTTACTTGCTGCTATATCCTCATCAATATTCATTAGATACATAGCGTACTTTCCGTGCAATTTCTTTTTTGCATTTAAAAAATCAATTTCAGATTGAATCATTGCATTTTGACCCTCTGCTGTTAATTTACCATTAACGGTATGGTCATTTTTTATTTGTTCTTGTTCTGCTCTAAGGTTTTCTTGAAGTAGTCTTAACCCATCAGAAAATGAATTTTTTCTTTCTTGAATTTCCAAGTCTAAATATTGAGTTTTTATTTCTAATATTCTTTTTGCATTTGTTTCGTTATCCTCTAAACTATCAAGCTCTCGCTGTAATATATCTTTTCTAGCATCTATTACTGCATCTCTATACCCTTCCTCAGAAAGTTGATTGGCAAGCAACTGTTTTTTTACTTCATTTAATGCCTCTTTGGTTTTTATAGACCATTCAGTAACTTTTTGTCCGTCATCATCATCGTCATCGTCATCGCCTGTATCAGTTCCTGTACCAAAAACAGACATAGCGTCTAGTCCTAACTCATCTATTAGGCTCATATATGACTCTCTTAAACTTTTTACAGCATCATCTGCACTTGATGAATCTGAAACTAAATTTGCTATAGTTTCACTAATGTCTCCTGTAAAATCAATATTATACTTTTCAAATATTTTTTTGATATTACCAGTAGTTAAATCAAACTGTAGTTGAGCCCCTTGAGCATAACTTTGAGCTACTTGATTAGAAATATCAGTATTAGGTTTATTTCCTACAGAATATTTAAAATTCATATCTAAAAGCTCCTCATCTGAGGCAGCATCAACCTCTTTCCGTAATTCTATAAGAGCAAGTCTTGCACTAGCAGCATTAGAGGTTATGACACCCATTCTCTCTTTAAACCCTTCAGCTATAGCCTGTTGCATCATTGATGTTGTCAGTTTGTCCATAGCGATAGTTAAATTATCTATAGATGTTTTTTCATCAATTAAGGCTTGGTCGTTGTCTTTTAATTCTTTATTTAACTCTCTAATTAATATTGCTGCCTGACCTTTAAGTCCATTATACACCTTTTGATTTGTTTCTGTATTTTCTAAAAGCTCCCCTTCTTTGTTGAGCATTTTATTCATTTCCTCTTTCAATCCAATAAGTTGCTCAAATTGCAGTTTAGTTTTTTCTGACTCAGCATTTGCATCTTTAAAAACACTATCTAATTGTTTTTGTGATTCTGATAAAGTGTCAGTTGCCCCTGCTACATCATCTGTTTCATTTTTCCACAAACCAAAGAAATTTAATATTTCAGGAGCAAAGGCTAATAACAAGCCTATTCCTGTAGAGCCCAAAAGACTTTTTACAGCAATTTTTAAACCATTAACACTTAGGGTTAAGCCTTTAGTTGCTGTTGCTAATTTTATAGTAACAAGCCTAGCAATAACAAACCTTTTATTGTAAATAAGCATAGCTTTTGAAGCAGCAAAAACCCCTAATTTATAAAGACCAATTACCCTTACTAATTTAGTTAAAAACTTAATGGCATTAGTTATTGTCTTGCTGTTTTCAGCAATCATATTAAAAAAGTTTGCCGCTTTTTCTACTGCACTTTGCATTCCTTCAGCAAAATCTTTCATTAAAGATATAGAAACACCCTGTAGTGCTGATTTTAATTTAAGGAAAGCACCTTGCAATGTGTCTCCAACTAATGCAGCCATCCTTTCCCCCTCTCCATTAGCATTTTTTAACTCATCTCTTAGTTTTAATGTTCCATCTGCTGTAGTAAGCATTTGCTCAAAAGCTGCCGCTTGTCTTAAATCAACCACCTCCATAATATCAGCCATACTACCTCCTTCTGCGATAAATTGTTTCATGGCAGGAACTAAATCATCTAAGGAATGTATTGTTCTGCCAAACCTCATAGAAAGTTCTGATGTAGGGTCTTGCATTTTTAATAAAATATTTCTTAAAGATGTACCTGCAATAGAAGCCTCAATACCTGAGTCTGAAAGTTTACTCATTATTGCTGCTGTGTCCTCAATAGAAAACCCTGCTGCCTTTGCAATAGGAGCAACCTTTGTCATACCTGTTTGCCACTTTTCAATATCCATAGCAGAACTACTAAAAGACACAGCCATAACATCTACCACCCTCTCTGTTTCACTAGCGTCTAATCCAAAACCTCTTACTGCTGCTCCTGCTACTTGTGCTGCCCTTGCTAGGTCTGTTCCTGTTGCTGTTGCTAAGTCTAGCGTAGGCTTAACAGCGTCTTGTATTTCTGCTGCTGTAAAACCTAATTTAGAAAACGCTAATTGTAATTGCCCAACTTGTTCTGCTGTAAAGAATGTAGTTCTACCTAGTTCCTCTGCTGTTGCAGTTAAGGCTTTAAATTCACTATCAGTAGCCCCTGAAACTGCTAAAACTTTAGACATTGTAAATTCAAACTCTGTAAAAGTTCTAACAACACTACTTATAGCGTTTGATACAGTTCTAAACGCTCCAACTATAATACCTAAAGCAGCAGCCCCCTTAATAAACTGCTTTGCCATAGCATTTTGAGATTTAGTTGCCTTTTGAGTTACTTGTGTAGTAGAACTCATTTGCTTGTTTAAGTCTCTTAATTCTTTAGAATTTTGTTTTATTGCTTTGGCTCTTTCTTTATATGCTTTTGCGTTTTTATGAGACTGAAGTCTACCTGATTTAGACTCTTTTTCTTGTTCTCTTTGAGCTTTTCTTAATTCTTTTAACTCTTGCTTTAAATCGGCAATCTTTTTAATATTTTTGATTTCTACCTCTATTGCTACTTTTGAATTTCTCGCCATATTATCCTATTGTTAATTGTATTGCTTTACTTTTACCTGTTTGACCTATTTCTAAGTCTATTTGTTTTCTAATATCTTCTTCTATCATTTCATTCAAACCCATTCTTTCTGCTGTGTCAAAAGCTACTTCTATAAAAAAATACCTTCTAGGAGCCACTTTATCTCCCATAGGTGTAAAGTATTTTGTTTTTAATTCACTTACAATGTGTGATATTGAAGCTTTTTCGTGTCTTTTGTTGTCAAAAACAAAACCTTTGTTTAAAGCCCATTCTTTTATTTCATCATAACTAGCATCTACACCTGTAGACTTACCATCATTAACAAGCCACATATACTCTACATTATTCATAACGTCCATAACAAGACTGCCACCTTTTTTGTGTATTCTTACAAAAAAACCTTTGCTTAATCTTCCTGTTGCGTTATGCTTTTGAAAGTCAAGCTCCTCTCTCAAAAGGTCAATATATAAACCACCTGCAGTTCTTAAAGCATCTTTTATGATAGTTAATTTTGACATATTTATTTCTTTTTATAAGCTCTATCAGGATTGCTAAGTGTTTGGTCATATCTTTGAAAGCTGCTACTAATAGTGTTAAATTTAAAATCATCAGTAGTTGCTTGTGATTCTGTAGATTTAAAAACCATACCCATAGAAACATCAAAATTTCCACAAGTTTCTTCATCAGTTCTTCTAATTGTTACAATTATAGCGTCATCTGCATCTATTGTTCTTGTGCTGTCATTTACTCTTGCATCAGTTCTACCATCAACTTTGCTCACATAAGAGTTTGCTTTTGACACAAACGTAAAAGATTGACTAAACAATAATGTTATTGCTGTGCTAGAAGTAGAGTCTGCATTTGTAGGCTTTTTCCAAACAGATAAAACAATATTTGCAGTACAACCACTAGCTCCTTGTGGGCTAATAAAACCACTAACACTTTTTAAATAACATTTTTCTGAAACTATCATTTGTGAACGAGCAGACGACCAATTATTATTGTAATTACCACCATCAGAAATAATAGCACCTGCACTAGATTTAAATTGTGGGTGGTGGTTTACATCACTAAAATAATCGTTTAGTGTATTAGCCGAAGAAGGAAACCTAAATCTTACGTTTAAATTTGTTTCTTTATTTTCTACTGCAGTAACTAAATTAAAATCACACATAGTTCCCAAACCTGTATTTAACTTTAGTCCGTTACTTGTAGTGTTTCTTCCTGTTATATTATATCTTCTTGGCATAATTTAATTTTTAAGCTCCTTGATTAGGGTTGTCAGGTGCAGGGTCATCACTACCACCTCCTGTTGGTAGCTCTACGCCTGTAGGGTTTATCCATACTCCTGTTGTAGGCACAGCACTACCACTAGAAGGACTCCATTGATGTAATTCAACCTTAGTCAATCCATTTGTATGTGGCTGATAATCAACTATTTTAGATATTCTATAATAAACACCATCTATATAAACCATTCTTCTAAAATTAAGTTGTATTATATCTTTTAGTCTTAAGTCTATATAACAAACTCTAAGTTTTGGTCTAGCTTGTAACCCTTCAACCATAGGCCTGTAATATCTTTCGTATAAACCATGACCTACTTGGTCTCCTGATGCTGTATATGTATTAGTAGCAGGGTCGTAATCTTTAGCCCAATAATTACCATAAGAAAGTCCAAACTGATTTGTATAACTATGTCTATCAATAAATGTAGCAGAACAATAAAAAGCATTAGTTTCATTAGGAGAAGCAGGTGAATATGTACTTTGTGCGTGAGTTGTTACATCAGCAGTTTGTACTCTTTGATTTTGAAAATTCCAAGTTTGTAAGGCATTCCAAGAGCCATCTTGCACCCTAAAACCCTGCCATAGTGGGGTGTGTGCTGAAGGCATTGTCATTTTATTGTAGTATAATAATCTAGGTTTAAATTCATAACCTTTTGGAGAGTTGTACCACTCATCAGCAGTCCACAAAGAAGCAGTATAATTGTTTTGATTATAAGTTTCTAAACCTCCTGCACCCCAATTTTGAGAATCATATGTACCTGCAAAGAAAGGGTTTTCAAATACTGTTGTTCCTGCAGGATAAGTGTCAGGAAGTTCTACTTGTTTTGGATAATTATCTCCTAAATTATCAAAGTATGTTTCACTCATTCTGTTTACCCTCCAATCTTTGTCGTCTGTTTTATATTTAAATACTAATCTTCTTGTAAAATTACTTTGTATAAAACTTTGTACGTCAGATTGATTTCTAGCAAGTTTATGGCTCCAATCTACCGCATCTTTAGGTGGTAGATAAAAGTCGTTGTAAGGCTCTATAAATACTGTTTTAGAAGATTCTTGCGTGTAAAACTGTAAATTAAATGCGTGTGCTACACCTTTAACAAAATCTATTTGTTTTTGGTCTTTAGGAAATATATCTTGTAAGTTATATGTTGAACCCCAAGCAGGTTGGTCTTCGTTTACCATCTCTATAGTTACTAAGCCTGTAGGGTTTCCTGCAGAATTATTCTGCCAATCAGTATAAGTTGTTCCAAAAAGTTCTGTTCTTACATTAAGATTTGTTTGTCCACCACTAGATGCAAAATTAAATTGTGGATTAGATACTTTAACTTTAGGAGCAATACCAAAAGTAATTCTTATGTTGTCTCCTTTATTAAAGTAAAATGTTTTTTCTCTTGCAGGTAGTGTTCCTCCAAAAGAATATGGCATATTAGAGTGTTTTGCATCTTTAAAACCTGCTAACTCTGTTCCTGAATCATTATCTATTTGGTCTATTGCTTCCCAAGTTGAGCCACCTACCCTTCTAACTTCTGTTACTAGATTTGCAAAAATAGTTATACCTGTAACGCTATTATTAGTAATAGCTCCTGCACCTGTCCAATCTCCTACACCCCAATTAAAATAATACATTATGTTTTGTGTGGTTATTTTATAATAACCATTTTCATTTATTGTCCACATATTATAATATGGGTCTCCTGCAGTTCCTGAACCTGCTAAACTAACTAAAAGTTCTTGTTGATGACCTGCAGTTGTAGTTATAACTCCTGATGCAGGTTGAAATCTACCACTACCTACCCCTGAGCCACAAGTACCGCCAAATTGTATAGCTTGATATGGGTTTTGAGCAGTATTGCTATATGTTGTGGTTTGTGGTGTTTGAGTTACATTAAAAGTCCAATTACCTGTTATATCAAAAAACTTTAAATTTGTTTGTGATGCTGCACAACTACTGTCTTTAAAATTACCAATATACATATTGTTCTGCTTTCTTTCATTTGGATTATTAAACAAAAAATTTGGAGAAGCATAAAGAAGTCTTTTAAAGTTGTCAGTTTCCATGAAATTAGAACTAATTTTGTAACCAACATCATTAAATATTTGGTGCATCATATTGTATATCCAAACAAGAGGCCTCCAATCTACAACAGGGTAGCCAGACCACCCTACCTGCAAGTCATTATAACCTGTTTCAGAAGTGTTGTAAGAAACATTATTCATATACTTAATCTCCCAAGTACGTCTATATAATTGAAAACCATTACCATAGTCATAGCCTGTTTCATTTACCCTACCATAACTTACAGGAGGATAAACTACAGGAGAAGTATTTGTTGTTGTCGTTCCTGACCTATCTGTTGTGCTTGTTGCGTTATCAGAATACCAAGATTTTGTTACGTTTTCAGCATCTAATACTAAATTTGTAGAATTATTTAGTTGTAAATCACTTAAATATTTACCTTCCATCAAAGTAGACCAAGCAAGGTTATCTCCTAAAAATATACAAGAGTATAATATAGGCTTGTCGTTTAATCTTTCTACGTCTTGCACTTGCAATAAACCTGTTATAGCATACATATTACCAACAGTAATTCTACAAGGTATTTTGTTGTATATCTGTGCGTCCATTAAGGTAGAGTTAGGTATAGCAAAATGTTTTAAAACAGTATTGTTTTGTTTTGTTGCAGGTATTTGAAAAGTTTTACTAAAAGCACCTTTTCTAGCGTCAATATTTGCAGGGTCGTTTACAGAAAAAGTTAAAGCCATAGGAAAGTCATCTGACGTACTAGCTTCTAAAACTCCATATACAGAACTTTTATCTACTGCAGTTCTATAAGGACGTATGTAAGTTAAATCTAATTTTGTTCCTGCGTTAGCGTAAACTTGTAAATTATCGGTGTTTGATGCACCTTGCACCCATCTTGTAGTATAAAAACCATAACTACTTCCTGTACCTGCACCTCCTGCAGGAACAATCGTTGAATCTAGCAAAGTAACATTAGCACCTCCTACTCCGTGATTTGCTAAAAGAAGCTTACCCACTCTGTTGTAGTTTTTTACTGCTACTTTTACCTCATACTCATTGCCTTCATAAAAATTTGCAGATATTGTAGCTCTAGCACAGTCTGATGTTACTGCTTTTTGCATTAAACCACCTGTAAATGTAAAAGCATCAGCACAAGAACCTGTTGGAGAAGTCCAACCTGACGAATTTGAAAACTCAGAATTGCCTATTTTTATACTACCAATTCTAACATTTTCTCTGTCTTGTAAAAGCTCAATTCTAATGTCTTTAGCCATAGTTTAGTTTGTTTGTGTTTTTATAGCGTGTGAGTGAGTATATTCTAAAGTTATAGTTACTAAACCTTGTTGTTCGTCAAATGTTGTTATCTCTGAATTTGTTATAACAATAGGAACATACTCCATATTATTACCAAATAGACCTGATTGTCTTGAGCCATCATCATTAGGGTCGGTAGTAGGGTGGCCTACAGTCCTAAAATTTAAAAAATTAAAATCAGGACTTGTGCTTCCGTTACTATCTTGTGTTAAATTTTCTGTCCATACATTTGGAGACGTTAAGATTTCTCTTAACCATTGTGCTTTATCTATATTTAAAGGTCTTGATGTTACTGTTCCTGACCTTGTACCTGATATGCTTAACACTTCTGTTCCTCCATAAATATTATTATCTACAACGTAGTCGCTTTGATAGTTTCCTACTGTAGTTTGATTTGCAGAAGGATATGGGTTTGCACTTGCTGTTCTTCCAATTAAACCTCCGTGTCTGTTAGGTTCTTTTCTTTGAATAAAATCTCTTTGTGCGTTATAAGACTCAGTTTTATATCCTTTAAAAGTATAGCTATCTATACCTCCTGCTTTGTTTAGCCAATGTATTCTAAAAAACCTATCTTGTCTTGGCGAATTCCACCTAAAACCTTTACATCTTATAGCTTCATTTACTGCTATTCGTGCAGCTTGGTCGGTTCTTAATTCTGTGTAGTATATACCATAATACCTAGGAGATGTATTATAAGATGAGTTTATCAAACTACTTTCTCTATCTATTTTATACCATCTTTGCTCACTAAATTGTTTGGTTGCTCCTGTACCATTGCCCTGAGTAGTAGTTATTGAATTTATATAAACACCATAATAATAAACATCATCATTTAGAAATAAAGCATCGTGGCCTGACAGACCATCATCATCAATAAGCTTTCTAGTGTATGTTTGACCTCCATTTTCCCATATATCTTGTACTGTTGAATCGTTGTGAATTATATTAGCGTTTATATATACAGGAGAAACATTTTGCACACACATTCTATAGTGATTTCTAGGGTAAACGTCTGTTACTCCATTAATTGTTGTTTTAGGCTCTAAATTTTGCGTCCAATCAAAAAGCCTTCCTGACCTAAGAAGTCCTCCGTTACTATCGTAAGCAACTACTGTTATAAATAAATTAGTAACTAAATCTGATGTGTTATTAGTGTTATATGGAGACTCTCCTGCTGCTGTTGGACTAAAATATATTGCATAATTATTACAAGTTCCTTGATTCCATTGTAAAAACTCTGCAGCCTCGTCCATTCTTACCTCTTTACGACAAGCTAACTCTATTTTTGGCTGTGTTCCTCCCCAATATCCATTCCTGCATAGCGTTTGAAAGCTTCTAATATATCTATTACTCGTACCCCAACCTAAATGCACAAAAGTACTTGCTCTTATTCCTCTACTTGGAACTATAGAATTGTCATAATCTAAAGCTGTATTAAGCAGTTGTATGTTTGAATTCATACTTTTTGAACTAGCTAACGTAGTTGCTTCTCTTATTATACCATTACCATCAATAATTTCACATCTAGCCTTAACTCTAATTCTTCTACAAGTACCATTTTTAGTTACTAAATATTTATCCCCTATCCAATTTTCCATTAAGTTTGCCTGTGGTTGTGCACCTCCATTTTGACCACCAAACCAAACATTAGTCCAAGTTCCCTTTCCATGTGGTACTAAAGAATAAGAAAGTAAATCTTTGCACATTTCACTAATATCAACAGTAAAGGTGTGTCCTGTCGCTGTTTGCACACCATCTCCACCTAAAACTCTATCATACTGACTAATATTTCTAATATCTCTTGATTTTCGTATTGTTCCCACCAAAGTCCAATCGTTAGGCCAATTTGCACCATTTTCCCAATCACTTATCTGATAAACGTCAAATAAAACATTAACAACATCTCCATATGTTGTACCACTTGAGTAAGTTGAGTTAGCTGCACTAGGTTCTTCATTTTCTTTTAAAGATGTATTCCATCTAACACTTACAATAATAGGGTCGTTTACTGACCTAGTAAAGTTATATGAATTTACATAGTTTCTTGTTCTGTTTAAACTAGAAGAATCATATCCGTATGGGTCTTGTCCCATACTTATAGTATCATTTATTGCATACGCCATACCTTAATATATTTTATATTTTTTATTTAAATAGCCTTTTACTTTATCTCTCTCATAATTATTTAAAAATCTATTATATATTATTACCTCTTGTATATCTCCATTCCAATAAGTTCCTACACCTCCTAAATCTATATGTCCTATACTAAAAGACGCTGCATTAAACCCATTGCCATTGTTGAAACTAGCAAAAGTATTTGTTAGTTCTGTATTGTTATTATATTGTAAATAAAAACTTGTGTCGTTTATTCTAGCACAAGCTATATGATTTACAGTTCCTAAATCTTGACTTGGTGTTATCAATTCTCCACCATTATTACTATCATCTAGGGCTTTAAAAATTACTCTACCCTGATTATTCATACCAAAATTTAACCTGTCGCTACCTTCTCTATATCCTATAACTCTTTGTGTTGCAACAGATGTAGAATTTGATTTTGCTACATAAAAAATAGATAAATCATTTCCTGTTATAGGACAATCATAAGATGAAATTAAAAAATCATTTGTTCCGTCAAAAGATACTCTTGTTTTATCTAAAGCACCTCCATAACTGTAACGTAAAGGTCTAAATTCTGAGTTTGTTTGTCTAACACTATTATCACTTCCTGATTGGTCTGTCCATAGTGATATTTTTTTAGTAGGTGTGCTATACGTTATACCACTATCAGCTTTTAGCCATACTACTAAATCGCTTAACTCGTTTGGATAATTACTTTGTGGTCTAAAACACTTACTCATAACCCTCCAAGTAAATGTCATTTTTATTTGCAAAAGTTGGTCATTAGCAACCTCTTTATTTCTTTCAATAGAAACACTCTCATCTTCTAAAAAAGCTAAAACAGGTGCGTTCCTTTGGTAGTATTTTAAAAAATTATCTAACCATTCTGTACCTAAATCTTGTAGGTTTTCCCATCTTTGCTCAATAGACTCATTAGCTTGTTGTGTTCTGTTATATAAATCTGAGAAAAACACTTCAAAAGTATAATTTTCCCAACCATTATCAAGTCCTACTGCAGGAAATACAGAATCAGGGGGTGTAATTAGTAAAGAAGGGTATTGTGTATTGTGATTATCGTTAAATTCTTCTGTATAGCCAAAAAACTTATCTCCATAAGTCCATTTGTCTTTCATTACAGCAACTATATCTGTTAGTTTTATTTGCATATTTTACTCTACCTTATTTGGGTTAGAAATTTTCTCACTAACCTTTGATTCATACTCATTTTTTGCAGTTATCCAACTTAAATATGTTAAAACTTTATATAAATTTGTGTCTTTTACACTATCTATATCATTTTTACCATCTTGTTTAAAAACTCCTTTCTCTGCTAAGACATATAAACTGTTTAGCCAACCAAAAGGCTTTATGTATTTATTATATAGACCCTCTGTTTTTGCAGCCATCATACTTTTTCTTTTTTCTCCAAATACATATTGGAAATTTTCAGCAATCTTTTGCTTTGATTGGTCAAAAAAAAAGCGAACTCATAAACAATGTCCATAGTAAGATTTTTAAATTTCTTTGATTTTTCTTCTACAATCTCCTCATTATAATCTTCTCCTGCCCTTCTACATAAAATAGCCATTTGTTGAGGTAAAATATCATATTTTCCGTGTTTCATAGACTCAACAGTCATATCAAGTGCTGTTGATTCAATAAAATCTCCATAAGTGTTATCTTTTAATGAATCTGATGGAAAATAGTAAGTTTCGCCTTCAAAATCAAAAGACCTTATACCTTTAGGTTGATATTCTTTAGTTAAATCTCCTACAAGCTCAATAACCTGTGTAACCTTTTCCATATCTACATTTTTCATATCTTCTGCACTAATACCACTCATATATGAAAATATTTTACCATTTAAAGCTACATTATCTACAAATTCTATACTCTCTAGTATTTTTGTTAAATCTTCTTCATCTTCTGCGTATCTTTCTTTAAATGAATTATGTTTTAACTTAGTATTGTCGTGGTGTGTTTTAATAATAGCAGCAAGTTCTGACCAATATTTTAACGTCATATCTTTCCATTCTGTAGGAATGTCAAAATCATATTGCCCTCCATTATCTCTTTTAATGTTTATGGTTATGCTCATTTTTTGTTTTCGTTAGTTTTAATATTTTTTTCTGTCTTTCTTCTTTTGCTTTTATGTCATATAAAATATCAGTAGTTTCTCCTATAAATTCTACTGTTGTTTCAAACATATCTTCTGTTAATTCTTCTATATATTCGTTGTTGTGTTTATTTTTTAAAGCTGCTAAAAAGCCCATGGTTGCATACATCATTAAATTTGGCGTCAAATAAACCCATTCTGTTCTTTTGTCTTTTGTGTCTTTAACTATTCTGTTAAAAGCATTTACATAATTTATAATATTATCTATAATATCGTTAAAATCAGTAAATTTATCGCTACCATAACCTTCTGTAGCGTGATACACAGTACCTTGAATAAATTTTATATATTTTGTTAAAATTTTTTCGTGTTTTTTATTTAGGCTACAGATTTGCATAAAATAATTCCAATTACTTCGCAAGTATATTATTTTTTTTTATATTAAACGAGAAATTTTTGGAAATCAGGCAAAATAAACAACTTTAGCACTATTCCACATATTTTTATTTAGTGCCATTACCAAGCAGTCTACCATATCGTCATGTTTTGCTGCAGGAAACTTTACTAATTGTTGTAAAAACTCCTCATTCCATTGACCTCTTAATAAACTAACCCTTCCTGACTCTAAAGCTGCAGAAATATCTTGCACTCTTGCTACTTTATCTTTAGAAGGTGGTTTATCTTCTCTTATATTTAATCCTGTTTCTTTTTGTAGTGTTTGCACAATAGACTTTCCTGATGCTTTTGGCTCTACATATATTCTGCTTCTGTTGCTATACCCATTTTTTTGCACCCATTGAGGTATAAACTTAACTAATTCAGGAAACTCCTTTCTTACATTGACACAATCTATAATTTGCCACTTGTTATTTTTAAATATATATGCTAAAAGTGCCGAAGGGTCATTTTTTTCGTTAGATGTATATGCAGGGTCTATAACAAAATCTACAATTACTTTTTCTCCTACATCTATCATTTTATTTTGGTCAATTCTTAGCCATTCTGCTTTTATCATACCTGAATTTAAAGGTGTTGGTGTTTGCATAAGCTGTCCTGCATAACCATAACTACCTAAAGCTTGTTTGTAATCGTCTAATATATCTTTGCTAAATCTATCTGTCCAAAAAAGACCATTTTTATCATAATAACTTTCTAAAGATTTTGGTTTTACGTCATCAGAAAGCTCTGCAGGTATGCAGATATGTCTATATTTTATTCTGCTATCTCTACCATACAATAAGAAACCACTTAAATCGTTATCGTGTATTCTCTGCATAATAACTATTCTTATTCCTGTTAGAGGATTATTAAGTCGTGAGTAAAATGTTGTTCTATACCATTCGTTTGCATTTTCCCTTTCTATTTCAGAAGCTGCATTTTGGGGAGATACAGGGTCATCTACAATCAAAAAATCTCCCCCCTGCCCTGTAACTGTTCCTCCAACTGATGTCGCCCTTCTTACCCCCAAAAAATTATTCTCATATCTTGATTTTAAGTTTTGGTCTTTCTTAATATGAAAAATTTCCCCCCATCTATCTTTAAACCATTTAGAATTTATTATATCTCTACTTCTTGTTGAGTGTTCTATAGAAAGCTCTGCAGAATATGAAGCTGTTATAAATCTAAATTTTGGATTTCTTATCCAACTCCATACAGGAAACATAACTGTTACTAAAAGTGATTTAGTAGAACGAAAGGGTATGTTTATAACAATGTCTTTTGTTTTAGGCTTGTTCGCAATTATTCGTTCTGCTTCTTCTTGTAAAATATCACATAAATATTTATGATGCCAATTAGTAGAAAGCTCAATACTAGGTTCAACGATATGCCAAGCTTTTTTAAAAAACTCATAGAAAGATAATTCGCATAATTTTTTTTCTAATGCAAATTTTAGTGCTTGGTCGTTAGCTGTTGAGGTCATCAAGCTTGGCTCTTAATTCCTCTATGCTAACATCATCATTCAACTCTATTTTTACTTTTTTTGTGGTATTGTCATTTATTTCAGATGACGATAATTTTGGTACTGTATAATTTAACAGTTTAGAAACTGCATTTATATAGGCCTCAGGATTTTGGTCAAATAATTTATCTAGTGCTAATCTAATTTTTGTAGAATGCCCTTCTAAAGCCCAAGTCAAAGCGTTTCTACTAATTTTAGTTACTGTTACATTATTTTTTTCTCCCTTTTTTCTACCCTCTGTATTTATTTTTCCTCCATTTGGAAAATATTTTTCAGTTACCTCTTTATATGGGTTTAATTTATTAAGATTACTTTCTTTAAGTTTATATCTTTTATCTTCACTCATATTTTTAATTTTTTTACTAATGCAGCTAGTCCGTCAATTTGTTCTAATTTTCTTATAGCCCAATTTATACCACTCGTACCTCCCCAACAGTCCCACATTAGCCCTCCACAGCCTTCGTCATAAGGAACGTCTTTGTGTTGTTGGTGTCTTTTAAATGAAGCCATACGAGCAATAGTATCTCTTGACAAGCTTTCTCTATTTGCTAATTGTCTAGCTCTTTTTTTTCCTACGTCAGTTCCACAAGACCCCCAACCATTTTCTTCAACCCATTTTAACGCCCTTTTTGCGTTATTTGTTGCAGATTGTGGATAATCATTATATGTTTCTGCCATATTATAACTTTTTTATAGAGTCAGCTAATTTATCTATATACTCATCTAACTCATCATCAAGTAGTGAGTCAGTTAAATTCTCATACTCTCTTTCAAGCTCTTCAGCATCTACCTCATCAGGAGTATATGTAAATTTAATTACCATTTCTTTTCCTTCTTCCTCAACATGAACTATTACCTCTCCATTAGTATGAAGCTCTTCCATTTGTTCTTGAGTAAAATTCATAGTATAATCAACATCTTCTTCGTGATTATATTTTGGTTTTATAGTTTCCTCTAAATACTCTCCCTGATTTGCTAATTGACAATCTTCAAGAGTTTCGTATTCACACTCTCCTGTCTCTCCCCATTTGTATTTTCCGTTTTCACATTCCTCGCAAGGCATAATTTCTATTTTTTTAAGATTGATTACAATTTTTATAAATTATACAAGTACCTTCAATAATTCTTAACCTAACAATATCAGCCATAATTTCTAATCCTGATGCAAACGAAAAACCTACAGAAGTAAAAGCTGCTGTTTCTGTTGCAGGAATATTATTTGTGGTTATTAATGCTAAAGTTGTTTCTTCTAAAAAAACTACTTTCCAACCATTGCCCTGTCCAAAATCATCTTGACCTGCAACAAATGTAGTTATACCTGTGTGGCTAGATAATACTGTTGTTTGGTTACATTTTCCATGATTCTCATATTTTAAGTCTGCCGATATTATCGGAGCTTGATTTGCAGTAATCATTTCAGTTGGGTGGTACAATGCCATAATTCTTTTTTTACAAATAAAACAATTTTTTCCATATTTCATAAGAAACTTGCAGAAATTTTACTAACCTGTCTTTATTCATAACTTTATCTTTTTCCATATATATATCTTTAAGGGTATATAATACCCTATAAACATTTAACTATTATGAAATTGAATTTGTTTCCATTTTTATAATTTTTCTACTTCCAAAAACTTCTTGAATATATATTTTTTATAGCATACCTTTGACTTCCTATAGAATACGCTGTTGCTCATATCGCAACTAGCATATTTGATAACCTAATAATCAAAAATCAACAATATGTTTAAGTTTAAAATTGGAAAAGTAACTATACAACTATTACCACCTAAAATAATATGGAATATCTAATTATGAAATTGAAATCAAAATTAGAATGTGTATGTAGATATGCTCAAGAATAGGGCTTCGCATTTTTTACGGAATTTGAAAAAAAACTCCCCAAAATTTCAAAAAAATTCTTTTTAAAACTTTTTTTTTAACTTTTTAATAAAAAAAACTTTTTTTTAATAACTTTTTATGTTTTTATTTGCATAAAAAAAGAAAAAAAGCAGATAATTAAAAGCATTTTGTTAAAATAAATTTAACTATCTGCAATTTTTTTTTAATACCTCTTAGCAGCCGCAAAGAACAATAATTATTGCTATTAAACAGATTGAAAAATCGTTAAAAGGTATTTTATCAAAATTATTAGGGTGTAGTTTTTTTGTATGTCATAGGCATAAATTTAGTTAATAAATAGTTAATAGTTTTCTTTAATAATCAAGGTCATTATTATAGTGATATTCGCCCGTATAATTGTTTCTTACTGCATTTTCTTCTCTCACTACTTCGCCTCTTTCTTCAATATATGTACTGCAATTTTCGCAGAGATATTCATCTTCTACTTCTGAATAATTAAGGTCATCTTCGTGGAATCTCTCCCCGCAACAATCACAAATTGAGCCGCCGCCTTCGGTGTAATCTCCGCAAGTAGAATCTAAAATATATTCGTTAGAGTCCTCATCTGCATCAAATTTAATATTTTCGTTTAATTCTTTGCCCCATCTGAACGAATCCATATAAGGATAATTTGTTAATTCAAAGAATGTATTTGAGTTTATTTGTATTGTAAAGTTTGGATATGGTTTAGAATTTTTAAAATCTTTATTAAACAAATCAGAATATTTTTTTAATGTGTCTTTTATATGGCTAATAGAATAGCAATCTAATTTTTTTAATTTTAAAGCTCTTTTTACTTTATGATATAGTTTACTTTGTAATTCTGCTTGATTGCTATTTTGAAACTCATTAGCGATATAAATTCTGTCTAAAAAATAATTTTTTTCTTTTGTTTCTTGGTTTGTCTTTGTCCAAAGAATAGCCCTAGCCACAACACTTTTCCCCACTTTTAAGCCTACAATTTGAGCCTTTGTATTTATAAATTTATCATATATTTCAAAATAACTAATCGGTTTTTTTGACATACAAGAGCCGTTAGGATTATAGATGTATTTTTTATTTTCTTGAGAATAAAACCCTTTTAAATCATCTTCAAAAAATAAATCTACATTTTTACAATAATTTTTTCTAAGTTGTTTATCTATATCGGCAGATATTAAGTCGGTTTTTTCTTTCTCATCTATAAACATTGCCGATAAAATTTTATTAATGCTAGTGCTAGTAAAATATTTTTTTCTTTGTTCTTTTGTGCCTTTTATTTTTGTGCCTGTATAATCAAGCAAAGAATCAATTTTATCTTGCTTGATATAAGAAACTTTTAAAGGGTTATCTATGCTAGTGCCTATATATTTAAAATCGTTGAATTTATCGCTTTTAGTGGCGTATATAGATAGATAATCAATCGCCTTTTTAATTGTGTTTTGTGTTTCCATTTTTTTTAGTAGTTAGGTTTATAAATTTATTTCAAATTGTTTATTTTGTTTTTTAAATTTTCAATATCTTTCCGTATTTCTTTTACTTGTTCGCTTTGATAAGTAAAATTCAAAAATTTATAATGATATATAGTTCCGTCTAAATCATATAAATATTTGATTAATTCTTTTTTTAATTGTTCGTTGGTTAAATTTTTTAAAGACATTTTTTTAGTTAGTTTAGTTTATAAAATTATTTAATTAAGTTAAAAATTAAGTCGCTAATTAAGATGACAAAAGCAACAGAAAAAAAAGATATAGCTATAGTATTTAAAATATTATCGTATTTTTTAGCTGTTGGGCTTAGTGTTTCCCTGACTGCATACTCTTTAATATTATTCTTTTTAAAAAATAACAATATTTCGTTAGTATTTAAAATTTGTTGTTTTCTTGTGTTTCTGTTTGTTACTGAAAAATAGTTCATTTTTTTATTTTTTTGGTTAATAACTGCAACAAACATACAAATAATTTTTAAATAAAATACAAATAATTTAAAAAAGTTTTTCAACAATTAGAATGTTGATAACTTTCTTGCAAATAATTTGCATACATAAAGAAAATATGTAAAGAAAATAAAATTTAACATAAAAAATATTATGTTAAATATTGTAAAATGGCGGCATACCCCTTTAACAACAGGCCTGGCAGTTTCATAGGGTCTAGCAGTTTCAACAGCCTCAGCAGTTTCAGGAGAAATTTTAAAAAAATAAAATAAAAAAATAAAAAAAATAAAATTTTTAGAAAATAAAAAATAAAAATAAATTATCTTTTTATTTTAAAACATTATATAAAATATGTCGTATAAAAAAATAACCAACAGGCTATCAAACTGTTGGCTACTTTTCACTAACTAAAAAAAAGCGTATTATGAAACACTTTACCTTTAGACCTTAACGTAGGTCTTAAACCTTAAAATCTTGTTTATTATAGACTGACTTACCTTATACAAAGACGCTAACTGATGTTGCGTGTATTTACCTGATTTGTAGTCAGCTCTTATCTGCTCTGCTTCGTCATATGTGAACTTACGTTTAGCATATCCTCCACCTCGCATATCTTTTCTGTCATATATATTTATACTCATAGCTTTTTATTAAAATAATCATCAATAACTTGTATAGTCTCGTCTAACCCTTTAGTAACCCTAGCACAGTACCCTTGCTCGTTTAAATATTCTATCCACTCTTTCTGTTCTTTAGTTGGGTAAGATTTTTTATCTTTCTTTATTTCTAGGAACAATCCGTGATATACCCCTCCCCCCTCCTTAGCGTCCCCCCTCCTCTGCATAGGAACGCATATTTGTAAATCAGGAAAGCCTTTTACATAGCCTGTGGCCTTAGCCTTTACAGCCTGTTTATAAGACGTTCTAATACCTCCTAAACTAGCACAGAACCTTGCCTGTGGGTATCTAATCTTTAGATACTTTACCACGCCTTTTTGTACCTCTGCTTCTTGGTCTCTCAACTATTTTTGTTTTTAAGCAATCTTTAATATCTTTATCTATTTCCCTGCTTTTGTTTTCAAACTTAACGTCTAGCTCCATAAGTCCTATTGTCATGTCGCTACACTCATTATCTAAATCTTTAATTCTAATGTTTAAATAAATTGCGTACAAAATAGTCAAAATTAATAAGAATGTTGTCATAGTTTTAATATTTAATTAATAATTAGTGAATCCATATTGTCCCTCAACATAGATGTTTTTAAAGGTTATGTCTATTTCTTTTTTTGCATTAACCTTTCTTTTTATTTTTTGTAATAAACTTTCGTTTACTTTTATTAACTCTACATCATCTGTTAAAACAAAAGTATCTATTTTAGAATACTTATATTGTCTTACACTCCCTTTTGCTTTATACCCAAACTCTATAATAACTCTGTAGATAGGGCTAGGCATCTTTTTTTTCGTCAATCTTTTCTAGCTCAAACTCTAAATGAGCTATCGCTTTTTTTATACACTCTGTAGGTTTTGCGTGTTTTCTTTCTGCTCTTAACAAATAAGTAACAGCAGTTCCTATATTGTATGATAAGTCAAAACCTGAAACAACTTTTCTTGCTTCATAACCATTATTACCTATGTAATACCAAGGTATTTTACTTTTCTTTTCTGTCATCTTCATATTTTTTCATATTTTTTAACAAAGTGCTGTTCTGCTTATCTCCTTTTAAAAACCTTTTTATCGGTTTTATCTCTAAAACCAAACAAAAAACAACAAAAACTAACAAAAATTCAAACATTTCTTTTTCTTTTTTTCTAAATAATATTTTCTCTTAACGCTTTTTGCAAAATGTTTTTTTACTAATTCACTAGGCAAACCTCCTTGTCTTACAGGTGTTTCTAAATAGTATTTAGCAACAATCATATAGGCATTGTAACTGTCTAATAATAAGCTTTCTAGCGTTTGTAACTTCTCATTTAAAGACAAAGAAAGAAAATATCTTTTATTTATCTTAATTTTTTTATGTTTTTTAATTAAACTCATTTTGTTAATAATTTAGGTTCAGGTCTATATCCTACTACAGTTTTAGGGTCTGCTCCTTCGTTTTCTACCTTACATCTTGCTTCCCAAATAACTGCTCTCCAACTCTTTATCCAACTGTAATATGTTTTAACATTTAAAACAAAAAGGTCAGTATTTCTTACTCCTTTTCTAAACGCCATTTGTATATCTTCAAACATAAGATTTTTAAAATCTGCATACAAATCATCACAAAGAGACTGAGCAAGTATTACTATATCCTGCTCACTCTTTGTCTGACCTAATTCAACAAAGGTCTTACTAACTAAATCAACGCACTTTAATGTTAAGTCTTTTTTATTTTCTTGCTTTATATGTTTCATTATTGATTACTTATTATATCTCTTGCCTTTTTCCAAGACGATAATTGATTTTCTAATTTACTACCATTCTTGTTGCTAACAGTTTCAAAGTTATTTTTCTCCCAAGTTCTTATAGCAGCCCTCCAATCTTTCATAGGGTTTTTACCTACCTTCCAACCATTACTTTCATAATGGTCAAAAAACTTTTGTATATCTACTTTGTTTTGTCTTTCAACACAATAAAGTTCTAAATCGTTTAATGTTGGCTTTACAAATCTTTTAAACTTAACAGGCTTACTTATCTCTCCCTGAAAACCTGCAACATCTACAGGACTAATACCCTCTATATTATACACGTTATGCTTGTCAAGAAGCTTAATAACAGCCTGATGAGGTCGTGAGTTTTCGTTTAAAGTGCCATATTGAAAATCTATAAACTTTGGTATAAACCATTTGTTACCTTCATCAAATATTTTTATTTGACTTTCAAATACCTTAGCAGCTTCTACAGGATTAATTTTACTACCAATCCTTATTGACGCAACCTCAAAGTCTGTGTCCCATATTCCTGCGTGGTTACAATCGTCTAATATATATAACCATAACAGTTTGTATTTAGAAGGTAGGTTTCTTATAAAACCTTTTTTCCATTTATCTGTGTCTGTAAATCTCTTTGCCATAATTATTTGTCTTTAAATTTTTCTATTGCTCTTTGTAAGTCTAAAATTAAACCTTGTATATGTAACTGTTCTCTATGAAACTTAAGGTCTTTTTCTGTTATGTTTTTAAAATCCTCAATACTAGGCATAGAAGCATAGTACCAATACATTTTATTCATTATATCCCAATTTTTTTGTTTTTTATTTTTCTCTGTCATAATTATATTTCTTTAAGTAAATTATTCATTCTTTTCTTTTTTTCTTCAAAAGATAACTGCTCCCAATTATCAGGCTTTATTATGCCTTGTGTAGCAAACACTATTCTTTCTTGAAACTCTAATGCTTGTTTGTCGTTGTAGTCTGCAAATGTACCTAATTTTAGGAACAATTTCATAAATTGTATATTATCCATAATTATTTATTTTTTTTATAGTTAGCTAAATATTTGTTTACTATAGCTCTGTGTTCCATTGAGCCATCATAGTTATCTGATATATCTTCATACTCGTCAAAAGACTCATTGTATTCTTTCCAATCAGCATAATCTAATTTTTCTTTTTCCTCGTTTATTGTGTCCTCACAAAAAACTATATCGCTTTCACAATCAGGACAAAACTTGTAACCTGCAAAAGAACTTTCTTGTAGGTTTCTACTGTTACAGTAATAACACATATCTTCGCCCTGTGCGTCTTTTATAACCTCTACCTCATCATCATACCAAAAATCTTTTTCTGCACCATACCAATCTCCCCACTTGTTGGTATTGCAATAAGAGTAAGAAGTGCTGTAAGTGTACTCGTACTTTTTGCAACCTAGCTCTTGTACCAAAGACATAAGCATATTCAGACAGTTGTTAGCATCGTCATATATAACAACCTCGTCATCTGAATGTGGAGAATAATAACCACAACTCATGTTAGCAACGCATACACCTATACCATTCTCTGCTAGTTGTCCTACATCTGTAATAGCACCTGATGTTTGTGAATAACCGAACTGTTTGATAATAGGGTTGATTTTTTTACTGAACTTTTTGCTGAACAACTTGCCTGATATATTGTTTACAAAGTCTGAGTTACCTCGTCTGTCGCCTTGCAAACAATAACCTACATCTTTGAAAAACGTCATATCTGCAGCACGACTGCCTATACAACCTACCTCCTCTGAGTGAAAGAAAGCACACTTGATGTTGTCAAACATAAGAAGCATCTCTAGTGCTAACCATATACCTACCTTGTCATCGCCACCTACACCTACCTGTTTGCCTGTGTCAGAGTTGAAAGCAAACAAACAGCCATTGTCGTCAAAAACTTTGTAGCTTTTGTGAATGTCGTGTACTGTATCTGTGTGTGCAACAATACAAGGATAGTATTGTGCATAACCTTTGGTTACATAAATATTATTGTCTTTGATTTTTACAGTTGCGTCAGGCACATTCTGTCTGCAAAAATTGTGAATATGTGCAATCATATCGTACTCGTTACCACTTGTGGTTTGTACTGATAACAAGTCAATAAGTAAATCTTTTCTAATCATAAGCGTGTTTTTTTAGTTAGTAAATAGTTAGTGTAAAGGGTTAGCTAACCCTTTGATTTGATTACAAAGATACGAATAATATTTTAATCTACCAAATTATTTAGTAGTTTTTTCTATATTATTTATTTTCTGTTGTAAATTTATAATTTCTAGCTTCAAATTTAAATTATATTTTTGCAATCTTTTTTTATCTGCAGTTGCTTCATCAAGCCTTTCTCTTAATGTTTTTTTATCTAAGTCTGCGTTTATAAGATTTAAAGGTATATAAGATTTCATATATATTAATTTAGTTAATAAAAAAAGGAAGGGGGTTAAGTTTACGTCTTAGATATTTAAATCTGTAAAGTGTTTGCTTTCCCCCAACCTATACTGTTTAGAACGGTAAATCTTCATCATTTGATTTGTCTGCTGTAACTTCTTTAGGTGGCTCATAAGTATTCTCATAAGCATAATGAGTCGCACCTTTTTCAGAAGGCTCTCTCCTTTCTGCTATTGTAATGTTTACCCAACCTCTTTTAGATATTTTTTGCAAATCTTCTACTTTGAAACTTGCGTTAAATAAATCTCCATATTGTGTAGTAACTTTTTTTATACTACTTGCTACATAGTTTTTGTCTGCCATTTTTCTTGATTTTTAATTTTAAGTTTATAATTGTTTTTCTTTTCTATTAAATCATTTAGTCTGTCTGCTAAATCGTCCATCTGCCTTTCAACTTCTTTTATTTCGTGTATATAATAATTGCTATCTATCATTAAAAGCCTTTCAATATCCTCATAATTTTTTTTATATGATTTTAAATTCTTAACAAAAAATTCGTGTTGCTGCATATTGTGAATAATTGTAGCGTGATTTTTATTAAGTATTTTACCTATCCTATGATAAGACAAAGAAAAAAGGTCTCTTAATATTCCACTATAAAGCCTTCTAGCATCTATAACTTTTCTTATTCTAGTTTTGCCTTCTATAGCTGCCCAAGGCAAATCATACCTAGCAGATATTTCTGATTTAATTTTTTCGTCTCTCTCCTGTGTAAAATCTAATCTATACTTATTCATTGTCTATATTTATTGATTTTACGCCTTCAAAGTTTTCTTCTCCTTTTACATAAATCATAGCTTTGTCTTTTAAATCTACTTCTATAATATCTACAATATCTTTAACATCTACATTTAAAAAATTAGCTAATCTTTGCATTTGATAATATCTTAAAAAGTATGGATTGTCTAAATATTTTTCTATAGTAGAGCCTTTTATATTTAACACTCTACCAAATCTTTGTTTAGATATTCCTCTTATTCTTAAGATTGCTTCAAGCTCATTTCTTGAAGTCTTTACTTTTTCATAATCATTTTTCATTTTTATAATTTTCAGGGTTAAACATTCCATTTTTTCTCATAGCTTCATATTGATGCTTTGGGTCTAAATGTATTTCATTTTCTTTTAAGTAAGGTATTAACTCGTCTGCTTCTATATCTGTTAGAGTTGATAACTTATTATATATTTCTTCTTTTTCTTCATTACTAATTGATGTGTATGGTAGGAGGTTCTCAATATATCCTAATTTCCAAAGCTCTGCTTCTAGTGGCTTACCATCAAGAACCTCATCTATCCAATCACTCATTAGTCTACAATTTCGTCTTGACCAAATACTCCTTGCTCGTAGAAACCTGCAACTTTAAGGACAACTCTTGACATAGCTCTCTTTTCTGCCATAGCAACAGGAAACTTTTTACCACCTCCCATTAAGTTATCATCAGAAGCCTCTCCAAAACTCATCATATTTCTAACATCTTTTCCTTTGTGTCCTGACTTCATAGTAGCAGTAGCCCTCATAACAACCCAATCTTTTTGCATTACAACAGGCTCATAAGCAACTGTAATGTTTTGTTTAGATACAATCTTATCTATACCTGTTCTTGTTATGATTACAAAACCTCTTTTGTCTTTGTAAACATCTTCTTTGACTAAATCATTTTCTAAAAATAATCTTTTTAGTGTTTGTTCTTTAGTTTCTTTAACGTCATTTGTGTTTTCTAGTTTTTTCATTTTTTAAAATTTAAATTAATAATTAGTTTGTAATTGACTTTATAAAATTTTTAAGCCTAAAGTCAAAGCTTTTTTTCTTCTCATTTAAAACATAACTTGATATAGTGGTAGTTCTATTTTTACCTTCTTTAGTTTTATATCTTGTTTTTACTGTTTTAGGAACTGAGACTATATCGTGTCCTTGCTTTCTTAACTGATGTATAATGCCTGATAATCTATAAGCACCATACTCGTTAATAGCTTGTTTCTGTGTTAGTTCTCTACCATCTTTTAAGTGTTGTAGAATATCACTCGTTTGTGTTTTCTGCATAATGTAATATTTAATTGGTTAATAGTTATTTTTATTTTTTTTTCTTGATAGAAATATTTTTAAGTAAGCATATGTTTTGCCTGAATTTTTAAAGTAGTCAGAAAAATTTATAGTGTTTGGGTTTTTCTTTATACTTTCAGAATACTCTTGTATAAGACTATCTCTCGTCTCTTTCTCCATCTGCCATCATTTCTAAATAAGATTCTCTTTGTAGTGCTTCGTATTCGTAGTCCTCTATAGGCTCACAATGTTCTTTACAGTCAGAACATACATCTGTTTCATCACACACTCTAGCTCCACAGCAGTTGCTTACCATATCGTAGTAGTGTCCGTCATCTATAGGGTTGCTTAATTTCCAATCGTCATAATTCATAATAGTTAGTGTTTTAGTTAATAGTTAGTTGAATTTCTATGCAAATATACAACATTTTTTTAAAGTACCAAACTTTTTTATAAGTTTTTTTTAAATAACTTGGTATTTATCTTTAGATTTATCTTTATATTTATATTTAAGAGTATGTTATACCCTTTAAATACCCTAAAAATAATGTGTTAATCTTGCTACTTGACCACTTTCTTTATCGTGTATAAAAGCTTCACAAGCTTTAGATGAACCTGTAAAGCCTTTTCTTGAGTGCCAACTATCTGCTGCCGAAGGACTTCTCATATATTCTACAGTAACTCCTATAAAATCTTTTGCGTCTAGCCATTTGTGTTTTACTTTGTGATGTAAGTGATGTAAATACCAATATCTAAATTTAGTTTCACTCCACATTTTAGGTCGTTCCTGTGCCATTAATAAAGGTAATTTGTCCATTTTTGCACCATCTCCATGTTCTAAACCTATTAAGTTATTACCATATTGATAATATTTTCTGTGAGATACGCTTATGTCAAACTTAACGTCCTCTGCTTTTCTAAACCAAGATTTTAGTGTATGTGCTAAATGAAAACCACTTTGATAATCGTGATTACTCATAGAGTGTAAAACATCTACAGGAGCTATCTCTCTTAATAACTCTATAACTCTAACATACAACATTAAAGCTATCTCATAATGCTCCCACCACTTTCCATCTGTATCTTGATGTGTGCCTTTTGTGGTTGTGTTATATACATTGTCAATATGTAAAACATCATTACCAATGCAAAATAAAACCTTATCTATATCAAAGCCTTGAGATTTGTTTATAAGGCCTACAACACCTTCTAAAACTCTTGATACAGCAGTTTCACAGTCATAACCTTCTCCTGTTTCAACTTCATTAGCATATTTTCCTATATGTATATCGGCAGGGTTTATAACAAGTAAGTGGCTACCTTGTTTTCTTTTTATTTTTTTATAATCAGGAGAATATCCTTCTATAAATTTATTTACGTTGTCAAATATTTGTTTCTCATCTAAACCATAATGTTCTTTAGTAACAATAGAGAATCTGTATTCGCCATTAGCTGATTGCCAATGTTTTACAGAAACAACGTCTTTTTTGTCTATACCTCTTTCTGATAAATGCTCATCTAGTGCTGTGTTGTCATTTATATTATCTAAAGATTTAGCTCTGTGTTGATATATAAGGTTTTCTTCTTCTGTAGACAACCTTAATCTTCTTCCGTATTTTTTCATACTCAAATTTATTAAAAAAACACCTCTGAAAAATAAAAGGACGAGAAGTTATTAACGACTCGCCCTTAACACTAACTATTCCAATCTGAAAACACACTTAAGAAAGGAACTACAAAGGTAATGATTTTTTTTAATTACCAAGTTTTATTTCTTTGATTTTGCTGCGTCAGCAATACCTTGACCTAATACAAGTGCCATTATAGAGTACAATATAGACTCAGTTTGCACAGGGTCTAAACCAAAAGTTTCGTTTAAAAACGTAACAATTACAGCAATAACTGTGTACCAAAACTTTTTTGATTTTAACATTTGTCCGATTAAGAAATTTTCTAAAAATTTTTTCATTTTATTTAATTTTAATTAATAATAATGCCAAATAATATTTTGACTTTTGTTTGAATCTGTATCGCAATGTATAAAATTTTTGCCAATACCAATGCGATTTACACCAACATTTAACAAAGATTTTATTATTTTATATCTAGCAGAACTGTTAGGTACTGCAATATCACAAGCATTACAAGGTATATTCATATGTGATGAGGTTTTTGAGCCACCTACAGAAGTATTGTGTGTAGGAGTTCTATATCCTGATGTTATTTTAAAAGGTATTCCTGCTGTCTCTCTAGCTTCGTCAATTAATCTAACAAAGTCTAAATCCATATTATTACCTGAGCCTTCATCATCAGGACTGTCAAACTCTTTTAAAGAAAAAAATTTAATTTTTCTTTCTACAGGTTTATTTCTGTCAAAATCATAATAATAACTACTATGACCTGCCTTGTCCTCTATATTTTTTTTTGTAACCATTTTGACCTTTTGAAGCATTCTTAGAATGTACGCCCTTACGCTTTTTATTCTTTGTTTCACGAAAAGTAAAGCTTAATTTTTTAGCCATTATTCTCCACCTTCGCCTACACCAACACCTCCTGCAAACACAGCCATATATTCAATATAAGAAGTAACCACCTCGTCTCCTGCTTGGTCAGTTTTTACAGCTACAGCTACTAAGTCAGTTAAACTAAAAGCGTCTCCCTCGCACAAAAAGTCTACATCATTTTCAAATAAAACTAAACTTGTTCCTGCACTTAATTTAAAATACCCTGTTTTAGCTGCACTAACATATATTTGTACTGTTATTCCTACTGAATCGTCTAAATTTGTAATTCTAAAATATTTAAATTCTCCTTTTACACCTGTACCTTTTAAGTCAGGTAAAGCAGCATTGTAAGCAAAAACCTGAGTCATGGCACTACTATTCATCTCCATAACTCTTTGGTCTACTTTACCACAACCCTGTATAGTTTTAGATATATTGTTACCATAATCAACACCATTAATACTAATAGACTCGTTTATCTGAACTGATAGTGTTGTTTGTTGTACTGTATTTGCCATTTCTTATTTCTTTTTTTGTAATTTATAAAACTTGTAAATTGTAAAGCATATCGCAAGTGTAGTTGAAATCAATAAAAGTATTTCATTACACTCTGCTAAACTCAATCCCAAAACTCCACCATTTGCAAGTAATACCTCCGTTGTATCTTTCATCTCACTTTTCATTTTAACCTACTTTTCTGTAACCAATTAAATACACTTTTAAATCTTGTGGAGAAGATTCTCCCTCCCCTAACGTAATGTCAATAGTTATTTCATTATCGTTTCCTAAATCATAATCAGATATTACAACAGGTGTTGCTGCAGTTGTAGACGTTTTTTCTCCTGCATCAATAGTTAGGTTTGTAGACAATATTGTTGTTGCTGATTCTTTAATATTTACTGTTAATAAAACTGCTCCTGCTGTACCAACACTAGCTCTAACCTCTGTTAGCCTAAAATCATATGGCATTCTTAAGTAGTCTACAGATGCTGTAGAAGCTCCTAAAGTAAAAGAACCATCTTTGCTTAAAATAAATGTTTGACAAGGAAAAGCCCAACCATAATTACCTGTTTTGTCTCCATAAACAGTTCCTGTTTTTTTATAGATAACCATATTATTATCAGCACTCTCATAACCAAGAGGATAATGTCTGTTTGCGTCTAAAAGGTTTTTATGTTCGTTTGCAGCCATATTTATATATTAACAATCGTTACAATTAGAATTACAATTACATCTACCATTATTACCATAAGTCCCACACTTATAACAACCATCTACACCTTCGTATTTATATATAGTATCGTAAAATATCATTCCGTGGTTTTTATAAGTATCGTGTAAACTTTTTGGTTTATTTGCCTCAAAAGTTGAATAGTTACCTTGTTCGTCAGTTGAATTTAAATACTCTATCATATCTTCTGCAAATATTTCTGCTTTTCTGTAAGTGTCTTGCTTAAAAGCATTGTAAGTTTCTTGATTTATAATTCGTGAAAACTCATCTATATTATGCACAATACCACTAGATGTTATGTTGCTCATAATATCGTTTACAACCTCAAACCTAACAAACCAACATAAAGTATCTTCTAGGTAATACTGCATAAACTCTTGATTTTTAACAGTTAAAGTACCATTATGGTGTTGTTCTTTTAATTCTGCATAAAATTTTTCTCCTAGCAAAGGTCTTATGTGTGCAAGTTCTGCCAAAACAATAGTATTTTCAGAAATCAAAACAGGGTCTGTGTTTTTATTAGTAAAAGTTTTTTCAATTACCTCTCCTGCTGTTACTAAAGTATTATATTGTTTTGTGTTTGCCATTTTTTACTGCTCTAATGTTACTGACTTTTCTTCTTCTATTTCTCCATCTCCGTCCTCGTCTCTTTGAGTAACTATAATCTCTCTATCTGCAACAAACATATCTCCATCTTCTAGCATTGGTAAATCTTCATCTATTAATGCTCTTTGCTCGTTTATAGTCAGAACCTCTCTTATATCTACATCATTAGCATATGAGATTGGTGGCTCATAATGTATCTTTAAATCTTTTGGGTCAAACGCCATTTCATTATAAAGAACTGTTCTTATTCCATTTAACAACATTTCTGATGTATCTCTAATTACTGTTGTCATTACTAAATCATAAGCAATTCTTATTTCACTACCTGTATTATTCATTTTACCTGAACTAACAATACCTGAAAGTGAAGGCTGCCATCTATTAGCAGTTATAATGTTTTGGTCTGTTATTTTTTGTAAATCTATCCAACTACCTTCTTGGTCGTCTTTAATTACTTGTACGTTGGCAGGAGAAGTGTCTCCATTCTTTACAATAAATAATATTTTCCCATTATTACCCTCTCCTACAAATTTTTTCTGAGCTTCACGTACCATTTTTTGTGCTTCTTTTTCTCCCATATCGCCATTTATTTCTACAATGGCAGAAGGCTGAAACCCATTTAAGAATTTATGATGATTCCATTTACCAATTTCGTAGTCTACACATATATGTTCTAGTGCAGCTACATAGTCAGGTAAACCATAATAATTAAATGTAGGCTCGTAATCTTTGAAGTGTATTACGAATTTATTGTGAGCTACTCTAGGGTAAAGAGGTAGCCTTTTTATTTTTGTGTCATTATTCCAATATCTACACCAATCTGAATTTACATAAACCTCTTTTTTTGATTTACTCATTCTAACTGTTGTAGCGTCTAAATGATATATATTAACCCCACCATCATATAAAACGCACTC